CAGTAAGTTCGTCAAAGAACATATCGATAACTGAACCTACTGACATATAGTTTTCTTCAACAATTATCATAGCATCATCTATGTAATTGCTTTCACCATTACCAAATATTGATAAGTTCTGTGGTCTTACCTTTCTGTTCTTAGGCTCAGAATGAAAAATGTCGCATGCATATATCTCTTCTGCGACAGTAACTATATCATAAAATGCATCAGTTGTAATGTATGGTACTCTTTGTGTCTTCCAGAGATGTTGTAATAAACGTGTTCCCATTTCTTCACGTTCATCCTGGTAATCATAATTGTAATATTTCTTTATCTTCTGAAGATCACGCTTTGCATTTACCTCATTGAAGTTAGGATTATTAAGCTGAAGTGCTACATAGTTCTGTAGTTCTTCTTGCTGGCGTTCTTCTTTATTTATTACAACATGATCATTTGATGCTCTTAAAAACCAGTTGAATGGCCTTGATAGTTCTTCTCCTTTAAGTATATCAAGCTTCGTGAGTTCAATAGGATAGTTCTGAATCTTAGCAGGCCACCTTACGCCTTTTAAATTAAGTGGGTTCAGTGACCTGTCTACATCTTTCTCATCAAATTCTCCTGAGACTAACTTATAGTTAAGCCTCATCTCTGACTTACTCTTACGTATCTTTCCAGGATCATAGTCGGCCAACTGTATACCGAACTTGACATTCTCTTTCGCCCATTCTTCTGTCTTTTCCTTTGAGGAAAGTTTCTGTCTGGGATAATTGAATAGGTTAACCGACATACTGTTTATAATAATTAACGTGCAAATTAATACTTAATTAATGTTTTTAAAAACGTTTTATAAATGGGCTATCTTTATAATCTGGTAAAATTATATTCGTTTTATTTTGTGGGTTGTTTTGCTTTATAAGTGGGTTGTTTGCAAAAAATGGATGTAACTCTTTCTTAGGAGCATAATCAAGATCAGGTTTATGCTTCCACATATCTTCATGTAGAATTAATAAATAAATTAATGCATCTATACGGTCAAAGTTTCCTTTATCATTATAATATGTTAACTCATCAAGTAAGGCTATTGAACGTATCTTATGGAGATTAAGAATACCAGTACCTGGTTCAGCCTCTCTCATTAACCACTCAAGTATTAATTCTCTGCCATATTTCTTTATAGGAAGTGTTCCTGGTGTTCCTTTGCCTCTTGAAAGTACTCTCTTATCATCTATTTTGTCTTTTATAATATCAGGAGTATCACATAACAAATGCTCTGAATGCATCTTTCTATGATAGTTACGTAATCCTTGCAGGTTGTTTTCAAAATTCTGCATGGCATTATAATACATCATAAGATACATATTAGTATTATAGAACATTGATGACACTGCTGGTCTTCCTGTATATTCTGCTACTATACGTTCTGTAAGTCTATTCATTATAAAAGTAGATCCCAACGAATCAGTAGTAGACTGGTCATGGTCATAGTTGTCATTACCGGATATATATAATCCTGGAGGCGTTAATCCTTCTCTGTTTGTTATAGGAGGCTCATATATAACTACACATCCATTTATATTTATAATGTCATTGTGTGGATAATGATCTATTGGACTAAGTGTATTATCTGGTTTCCACAATATTTTACCTGTTTCTTGATCAGGTGATAGAGTACCTATCCATGCTGAATCAAGATATGTCTCTCTATGAGATAGCAAATAAGCCCTGTGTTGCTTTAATAAGTCAACAGGAAAGATATTACTACCTATCTGCATAAGTGCCTCAGATGGCTTAATAGGAGCTTCTGCAATATATCTTAAGTGCATCTCTCTACTCTTTGTCTGTTCGAGATGCTTTTTCCTGTCTTCTTCTATAAAGTTTAATGCTATCTGTTCATTTGAATTACCATTCTTATCTGTTGCTATTTCATGATTACGCTGTTCACCTATAAATAAAGCTGTCTTATCATAACCCATTTCAGGTTCATACTTATTTGGTATAACATGTACACGATAACCCTGTCCTCTTGTGAATAACTGATCAAGTGCCATCATATCTTCAGTAGCTGAACCGCCAGTACCAAACGCCAACATAAGGCCATATGTTATACGTCCTTGTGACATAGATCTTAGTGATATGTTCCATGCTACAAGTGCATTTGGAAACTTACCGAACTCCTCCCATATAATAAGTTTTCCTCTTTTACCTCTCCCTTTATCTGGATTACCTTTAAATGTTACTCCTATAATCTCACTGCCAAAGCCTAGTTCAGTCTGAATTCCCTTATTCATCTTAAGATAAGATGCTCTCTTATGCATCGTAGTATCTATCCTACTCTTACGTTTACCCCATGGAGTATGCATCTCTATATGCCCCATCATATCCCAAGCCTTAGTAAGCAGACCATCAGATATAAGATATTCTTTTTCTGATGCAAAAGCATATGACTTTGAACGTGGTATCAGATAGAAGTTCCTATCAAGCATAGAAGCACCCTTAAATGAATAGCCTCTACCACGAGTTTTCAATACCTCCGCGTGTTCACCGCATTGTTCTGCCTCTTCTAGATAATGAAAGAACTCATAATCACTATCCCAATAGTCAGGAAAACCTACGATACGTTCACCTTGAAAATAAGTGTATTCTTCATCTGTTGGAGGTATAAGAGAAAAGTCTGGATCATCTTTCTTTGATTCTCTAAGACTATAATTTAACGAAGTTTCGGGTAGCACGAAAATGCTTTCTTTTGTCGCATCCTCACTTTTTACTGCCTTATCTATTGGACAATAGTTAAGATACCAGTAAAAGTATCCTGGAATCCAATCTCTACCTATGTTATAACCATAGATACACCTTCGCGCTTCTTCTACCCAAAACTTGTACCACTGACTACTAGGAGATAAATTAACAGGATAGTTAGTATAGCTCCCATACTCCTTAAAATGTTGTGCTGCTACAGTGAATTCGGAAGCATTATAGTGTGGCTCTGTCTTATATAAACCTATTTTCTTATCTTGTAACTCAGCTATCTTCATTATTTCTCAAATAACCATCTCGCATCTTCAGGGTTTTCAAAGGCATTTAATACACCACCACCTCTGATCTGCATATCTTCTTCTTCATCAAAGACCTTCTTTTCCCACTTCTCTAGTTTCTCAACAACATCCTCTAGCTCATTAAGCACCTTTGTTACCTTATCAATAGTAACAAATGGATTAAGATACTTGCCTTCTTTATCTTTGTTATCAATATCTGCTGTATCAAGGAATTTTATAAGCCTGTTAACCCTATTACGTATAGCCTCAAGATATCTCATTGACGGACTCTTTTGAAGGTCGCTATATTTATCAATGGCATCAAGTATATACTTCTCAGGCTTATATTTTTTGTTTCCAAATATGTCTTTTGCTATCTGTTCATTCTTGTTTATACCATAGGCATTATATTCACTCTTATAGTCAGCCATATAATAAACATATGCAAACTCTTTTGTTGACTTTCTCTTATTCTGCGACCTGTCACGTTCATGAATAAATGCAAACTCAGGTACAAGTAAGGCTTTAGGATTAATAAATACCTTATCTCCGTCTATTATAAAGAACGATGTTTCGTTATTTTTTTGCGTCATACCGCCTTCTTTTCTCTTGTTCGTAATGTTCTCTACCTTTAAAATACCTGAAAGCATTAGGCATCACCTTAAAATGACAAAAGGCGTTAAGTCTTACGCCTTTGAATGTCTCTGGTTTATCGGGTATGGCTGCACGTATTGTGTCATATGCACCTTCAAATTGAGATTTTACTATAAGTGTAACAGCCCATTCGCTTATACCCTCCTCTTGTGCAATCTCTTTTATTATTTTCTTTGTATTCTCACTTTTCATCTTCCTTAATATACAGCTTGAACACTAATTCATGACTACCATTTGGATATATAGCAAAGCGATCATTAATCTTATTGCCTATAAGTAACTGATACTTACGTAATGTAGATATATAAGTATTTAACTGAGGTTGCGTAATATTTAATGTTGATAGTATTTCATTTCTAATTGGCTGACTCAAAAGCAGTTTACTGCGTTTTTCATCTTCAATATCCTTAAACTTATTATTGTAGAACAGCAGTATAGAAAATACGTCTAATAACTTTGGATTGAGTGTAATATGCTTATTATATAAAACACTTAAGCCACCCTCAATGAATGGCTTTTTAAGTGTAAGATATTGCTTGTATATCGTGTACTTGTCTGTTCTTATAGTAAGTACTTCCTGACTCATGATATTTATATATTCCTTAACAATGATAAGCAATTAATGAATTCATTAATTAATAAAAACATTAATTCAATAAAAAAGCCCACTTTTCAATGGGCTTATTATTCTTTACACTTCTTCGGTTAGATATCGAAACAATATCTCAGAAGGAAAAATTGCATAGTACTTTTTCTTTTTATACACTATTGGTCTTAATGTATGTTCTGTTTTATGAAAAGCAATTTTATCTCCTACTCTTAATTCTCTTTCGTCTGCTATATCATATGGTAATGCAACAATAATTGCCTGATCAGGGTGTTCATCCCATACCTCAGTAACATTACCTGTTGATTCAATAATCTGTTTCATCCTTGCTTTAATAGACTCTTCAGATATAAGAAGATTAGGATTTTTCTTTTTAAGATCTTTTTCAACTTTACTTTCTATCTTTAAAACATCTATAATAATAACTCCTGGTTGTGCAGCTATCTTTAATGAAGATGTTTTAATAGGTTCTGATCGTTTTTGTTTTTCTGCCATAGTATTAATTACTTGTTATTGTGTCTGCTGCATTATAATAGTTAGCTACTGATGTAGATGAGTCTGATACAGTCCATGATATTCCGGTACTAGGTTGTTTATATGCATCTGCGTAAAATTCCTGTACATCTCTATTGAATAGTGCCCCTGATTTGTTAGTAGTTTCTTTCTCTTTTTTAACGGGGCTACTTAGAAAGGGCGTATAACGATTGTTATGTTCTTAAGCCTGTCAATGTACTGTTCAGGAATTTCTCTTGCTACCTTAATTGTAACCTCTTTTTCGTCTGTGGCAATAATACTCTTTACATCTGAAATAAGTGTTGGTCCCATTTTTTCTTCTTTTACTTCTTCCTTTGTAGGAACATAAAAGATTGCGTACTGATAAAGCTTTAAATTTTCCATGCTGTTTTTGTTTTAAGTTATATAAAATTAAGATTTCTCTACTATAGTTGCCGTAGTATTACTTCTTGGTAATACAGGCTCATTTACATGCAAAAGTGAGTTTATCTGTATATTCTGGCCTTTAAACAACTCGGTTAAGTTAAGCAACGCCTTTGCCACATCATTAACAGCTGCTATTGCTTTTCCATCCCAATTAACTCCAGTAAAAGTATTATTACTTATTACATTATAAGGCTGTTTATTCTCTGCCTTATCTTTTGGATCTTTATACTGATTATTAACAAATTCATTGAATTCGTTATCAGACATTGTTGTTCCATCACCTTTTTCTATGTCCATAGTTTATAGTTTTGAATTGTTAACGCCACCAAGATATTCTTTTACATATTCACCTTTCTCATTCCAATAATATTGATATACTCCATGCTGATCATAACTTGTATGTGATTCGTTTACATTAAATTGTAAACCTCTATGTGCAGATCCATTATGCTGTAGTATAGTAGTATTATGAGTCATTGTATCATTACAATTTGTATTATAATGTATAGGATCAAAACCAATATTATAATGTTCTTCTGTTGGTTTTATTTTCTTTTTTTCCTTTAATAATAAGTCATTGTACTTAACGCTACCAGTTTCATACTCATAGCCAAGAACTCGCTTAATAACATTCCATAATCTATTCATATTCTCATGTTTTATTTAATTCACGCAAATATTCGACTAGCTTTTTATTGTTTTCTGCTACAATGTTTGTTGTTTCCTGATCGATCTTATTTCTCCTAGCAATGATTTCGTCAATAAGATTCTTTACTTGCACTGATTCCTGGTCTGTCATTGTGTTTACATCATAGAGAGCAACCTTTGCATCTACCACTACCGGCTTCTCACCTAATTTGCCATCATACAGACCATATCCTTCTTTCAGAAGGTCAAACCATGTATATATATCCATTCCAACAGGAATACAGTTTATATCAAATAAAACCATGTTTAAAGGCGTTTAGTTACTTCTTCATTGATCTTATCAATAGATGACCTGTTCATAAGTACATCTGTGTCTGTAATCATAAAGTTATAGTTAGGAACAACATACTTAAAATAATCAAGCTTATCTCCAACCCAATAACGTATCATGAATTCTATAACATCATCAGATTTAATGTATACAGCATTACACTCATGAACCTTTTCTCCATACTTTATTCGTATGGTATTACAATAGTTTGCTATGTTTACAAGTTCTTCCATCAGAAAGGTAAGTCATTAAATTCAGTCTTAGTTGTATTCGGTACTTCATTATAAGGAAGCATCTTTGGCACTCCCATGAGATCTTCTATTGTTATAGCCTTTTCTTCGTTGTTATCATACATTAGCCCGTCTTTCGTTACTAAAGCTTCTCTGGTCTCCTGAGTAGTTCTTGAGACGCTGTTTATAACATCTACACGCTTCATGATAAGATTAGTGAAGTTATATATCTTACCATCTTTTGATACATCACGTCCGTCAATGTAAAACTTTACCTGCACTACATCATCAAGACAAACATTATCTAGCATATCAGTCTCATCATTATATGCTACGAACTTTATGATTCTCTCTACTGCTTTTCCTGTAAACTCTACATCAGAGAAGCGTATCTTAAAGTTTCTAAGCTTAAAGAATGGAGACTTTACCTCTATATCATCTATAGCCGTAATTACTCCTGTTATTTCAAACCTATTGTCGTCCATTAGTTCAAATGCATTCTGAATATTAAAGCCTTGTCTTCATTGTAATCATGAGTATAAAAGCGAAAAACAGTGAAATTAAGGTTACTCAGTATTGATAAAAAGCGTTCATCGCTGAATAATCTAAGCATCTCAGCCTTTATCTTCTTTTCATCATATGAAAATATATTTACACTCATTTTATCTTCCTCTCTTACTGACATAATAGGGGCATTTGCTTATTATATATCCTTCGTGTTTAAATGTTGTTCCATTCACTTTTATCTTCCTGTATAATGTACTCTCACTAATCTGCATATATCTGCTTGCTCCTCTTAAGTCAGAAAATATTTTTGCATCAGTCTTACCATTGGAGGCAATGACAAGCCATTTGAATCCATCTGGTTTCTTTTGCACGTTATTTTCTTCACCCATATCTCTGTTCCATTCATGCTGACAGAAGTTAGCACTAATTCCTGTCAAATGTAAACTATAAATTTTAATAAAACAAATCAAATGACATAAATTAACGCTAATTTCTTCCATAAATGAAAAAACCCCTGTAGTGTGCAGGGGTCTTTGTCTATACCTATATATATATGTTACCTTATCTGCACTACATATACATAATCTACATCTAGTTTCTGAGTTGTTACTGCGTCACCATTGCGTACCATAAATATCGGTGCAAGTTCCGACATTGTAGCGTATGTTACTGCCGTAATAGGAGTTCCTGCAACTCCGTCAATATATGGAGTAACTGTAACGTGACCAGTAGTACCACCATCAACATAAAACCCCAACCTTGTCCAGGTATTAGTAACAAGTGTCTTTAATGACGCTGCAGACACGATATTCGTTCCATTATCTGACGATGCAAGAAACACAGTACCAACTCCTGCTTCAGTCTTTGTAAACACAATGCCATTTGCAGGCATGTTGTCTGCTACGCCAGTTAGATCTTCTGTTACAGCAAGACCAACAGCAAAATCAATATTCGTAACATCTGCCGCTGGTACACGAATTCTAGTTTCATACCATATAGACTTACCAGAAGCTAATCTTATTGTCTCTTGTAACAACTGAACCTGAACAGCATCATTATCAGTAGCAGCAGCACAAGAGATCTGTAACACTCCTCCAGCAGCATCAATAAGAGTAGCAGTACCAGTACTATCTGCAGTTACTGTCCACGTGGCTTCCATAGCTCCCGCAGCAATACCTTTTACAAAATCATCATAAATAATATGATGTGCAGAAGGAGGCGTTGCAATAGGCAAATGCGGCATCTGTCCTGTGGCATTACTCTCAATACCACCACCACTTGTCATACCAAATCCATAATCAGTAAATGCATTTAACGCATCTACCAATTTGTTGTACCATCCCGCATATACCTGTATATACGGCTTGGCTCCTGAAAGGAAATTCTTCGTTGTAATCTTGTCTAATCTCATTTTCTTAAATATTTTAAATTAGTTATAAATGTAATTCATTATGTTATTTATTTGCTACTACACTAATCCTTTCCAATATTCATAGATTTGCTCTATGGTGTATTTTCTGTTTTCAACGGTATGCCAATATCCGCCACCTTCAAATGGCACGAAATAATGATCTCCACTCAAGCACCAATCAGCAAAATTTAATGTTTCTTCCATTTCTTATTATTTGCTACTACACTAATCAAGGTACATA